ATAGGCGTTGATGGCCGCCATGGCGCCGCCCGCCAGGGCCTGTGCCACCTGAATGTTGGCCGCGCGTTGGTTGTAATCGTTCTTGATCTTTGCGACGGCGGCCTGCTTTTCGGCCTCCAACTTCTCGGTTTGCTCCCGGTCTCCCTCGGCGGCTTTGATCTTGGCGTCGTACTCTCGTTCGGTTCTCGCCACTTGGGCGTCGGCCTCTGCGCGCTGCAAGTCGCTGAACGTGGAAACGACGGCGCCAAATGTGGAATAAGCCGCCGCGGCTGCTTCGGTGATGCCCTGCACGCGTTCGCGGTCGAGCTGTTTGAACGCGGCGGCGTACTCCAGGGCGTGCTCCTTGTCCTTTTCGCGCATGCGTTTGAGCGCGTCGTATGTGGCGGCATGAATGCGTAACTTGAGGGCGCTCTTTGCGAGTTCCGAAACGCCGAAAGCATTGGTGGTGCCGCTATGGCTGCTCTCGTCCTTGTCGTCGCGCTGCGTGCCGAGTGTGCTGCTCGCGCTGTGGCGTGCCGATGTGAGTAACTCTTCGGCGCGCTTCTGCCGCTCCTCGGCGATGAGTCCGCCGCGGCCGTCGTCGCCTTGATACTTGAGCCGCAAAGCCGCCTGCAAGCGTAAATACTCCTCTTCGGAGATGAGTTTGCGGGTGTGGAGCTCGGAAAGCACCTTCATCTCCTCTTGAAATTGTTCGAGGGCGGTCTTTTTGAGATACTCGTTTCGGAGCTGCTTGACCTTCTCTTGGTACTTCTTCTCTCTTGCGAGCCGCTGCTTGTTGTCCTCCTCCTGCAGCGCTGCGGCGGCTTTCTCATAGTCGTCGACGCGCCCCCACTGCTTGAGATAGTCGGCTCTTCGTTTGAGGTGTTCGAGCGTGATGCGGTCGCGCTCCTTCTCGTAGGCCTCGGTGGTGATGAGCCCTACGGCTTCGTCGTGCTCCAATTGTTCGAGCGCGGCTTTGTTCTCCTTGTCGATTTGTGCCAGGCTCCAATCTTGGTTGCGCGTTTTCTCCTTGTCGGTGTACTTGTCCAGCTCGTCTTGCCACTTCTTTCGTTGGTCGGCGTTGAGTTTATAGAAATCGCGCTTGCTCTTCAGAGCTTCCTCGTCGTTTTTTGCAACGGCGGCGTTGTACTCTTCGGTGGTGATGAGCCCTTGCGCAAACTGCACTTTGAGTTGGTCGTTCTTCTCGCGTTGCAGTTTGTCGACCTGTTCGATGTGTTTTTTGCCGTCCTCCAGCTCCTTCTTCTTGAGCTTGTCTTCGGTCTTGTCGCCTTTGCCGGTCTTTCCCCCTGCGTCGGGGGTGGGTCTTGTACCTTCACCCTCTGTGTCGCTGATGGTCTCGGCGGCTTTTTGGTTGATGAGTTTGCCGTAAAAGTCCTTGATCTCGTTGTGCCCTTGGACAAAGTTGTTGAGTTGATTGATCTGCCTGTTGGTCTCTGCCAAATCGTCCTGCGCCGCTTTGAGTGCGTCGGTCTGCGCTTGCAGTTCCTCGCGCTTTTTTACTAGGGCTCCGTTGGCTTCGTAGGTATACTGCGACCCGTACGGCCCCATTGTGCCTGTACCCTTAACCGATTTGTACTGCGGTTTTTGCAATTCCCGTCCGACTGCACGGATGTTGTATGCCTTTCTGTCGACCGTCATCTGCTGCTCGATTCGCTTTTTCTGCAGCTCCACGAGTTTATCGTAGGCGGCTTCTGCGAGTGCCTTGTTTTGCAACGAGCGAATGTAGTCCGAAATCGCCTTGGTGTTGCGCTCGGTCAATTTCCCCTCCTTGGTCAATGAGGCGTGATAGCCCGGTACGATTCGTTGCAAATGCTCAATCGCTTTGCGTCGGGTGTCGTATGCCTCTTTGCTATTGCGAACAATGTTGTGCAAGCGCTGCACCAGCCCGATTTCCTCGGCGGCCTTTTTCATACCCTCTTGCTGCACTTCGTTGAGAATGTTGCGCTTTTGCGTCAAGTCCTCGGTCTTTCGGGTGAATGCGACAATGAGTGTGATCAAAGTAGCGACCGCCGAAAGCACCAAGCCCAAAGGATTGGCCGCCATGGCCCGATTAAAGAGAATCTGTGCGATGGTCGCTCTTTCATAGTTCCAAGTAAGGAGCGCCAAAACAGCATTCCACGCCATGGTCGCGGCGGTTTTGATAGCCAGCCACGCCGCTTGTGCTTTGTCGGCTACGATGTTGAGCAGCTTCACGGCCAAAGCCCTTTTCTGCCACGCGGTTGTAATAACGAGTCCTGTCGTATAGGCTGCGATTGCAACTGCGAGTGTGACGATTGCGCGCTTGTGCTCCAGGGCAAATCTGATTGAATAGAGCAGCGCCTTTGCAAACAGTGCGGTGGATGATACCATGTGTTTGACCACCGGCTCCAAGTGGCCGCCTAATTCCACGGCCAAATCTTTGTAGGCCTTCTGCGCCTTTTCGATTTGTGCCTGCACGGTGGAGTTGGCCGCTTCGGCTTCCTTGGTAGCAGACGTGTGTTCCAAGAATGCAAGTGCGGCCTGCTGCTGTGTAGCTTTGAGGTTGTCGAGCCCGTTTGCGAGTGTTGCGAGCGTTTGCGTCACTCCCGATCCCGAAAGTTTCATCTCTTCGAGCATGGGTGCGATGTTTTCCAACGAGCGTGCGTCTTTTAGCGCCCCGATGAACTGCAAGAGCGCTGCGTTCGCGTCGTTCTTGACGAGTTCGGTGAACTTTTGCACGTCGAGCCCGGCGGCCTTTGCCATCTTGGCGGGTCTGCGATAAATAGCCG